ATGCCAGGAGATTATCAACAAAACAGTTGTCTGGAATTCAATCTGGAAATGGAATGGCGACATTTGGAGAGACTGGTAATGTTTCAAATGCTGAAAATTATGTTCACGGACACTTCCAAACTAGTGGAACAAAACAAGATCTTGTAAATGATGTTACTCCTATTGTTAGAGGACTTCTAAATTCTGGAGTGACTGATGTTACCGTTAGCAACGGTGGAAAATTTAGGAAAGATATGTCAGATTCTGACATTAGGAGTTTAATTGAATCTGGAATTTCTCAGCACACACATAGCGGAGATGGAAGATCAGTTGACATTTTTGTTCCTAAAGGAACTCCAGTTCCATTCCCACTTTCTGATGTGAAGAATACTGGTGGTGCTGGTGGTGTGACTGGCATTCTTCCTGGTTCTGGCAAAACATTTGTTGGACACCTAACTACTGATTCTAAGTCTGGATCAAGACAACCAATGGTTCCAAGAAATGAACCAAATAATACTCCAGTAGCAACAGCACCAACAGCAGCACAACCAAATTTATTGTCTCTATTAACAAATGGAACACAAACTCCAGATGTTCTTGCCAGATCAGCACAAGTGTCTGCCCAAGGAAATGCTCTAACTATGAATCCTATATTTGTTATGGGACAAAATCAAAAACAGCAGACACCTCCTCCTCTCATCCCAACATCTATGGCAGGTCCATCTTCTGGAATGGTAACTCCATCCTGGTTAATCAATTCTAATCTGAGATAATTATGGATAAATTTTCAAGTCCAACAGACTTTACTTTGAAGAGTGTACAGATCACTCCAAATAGTGATAAACAACCAGTTGAAATTGTTCAACTGGTAAATTCTTTTGATTATGTGGAAAGTGTAGAGTCTCCATTTTTATCTGGAATGATAGAAGTTGTTGATAGTGGTGGTTTGCTCCAAGGTCTTCCCATTCAAGGTGGTGAAAAAGTAACTATTTCTGTAAATGTCAATACAGAAGAAACAATAAGTTATACCATGGTTATATGGACGGTAGCCAATAGGTTTGCCAGACAACAAAAACAAGCATATACATTGGGATTGATTTCACAAGAAGCTCTAATAAATGAAATTACACGAGTAACTAAACCTTTATCTGGAAATCCAGAGAGTATTCTCAAAGATTTACTAACAAATAGTATAAAAACAGAAAAAGAAATCTATTCTGAACCATCAAAATTTGAAGTCAAGCTAATTCCAAATAGAAGAAGACCTTTTGATATCCTCACTTCAATAACAAAAAATAGTGTATCGCCTCAATCCAGTTACGAAAGTTCAAATACTAAAAAAGATAAGAACGCGACTGAAAAATCTAGTGGAGAAACGGCTCAAAGTGTAAAAGGAACGGGAGGATTCTTTTTTTGGGAATCTAAACGTGGATATAATTTCTTTTCAGTAGATTCTTTGTGTGCTGATGATACAAGCAAATTGAAATCGAAAACATTAGAATCTAAGTCATGGGGTCCTTACGCAGAAAAACTTGGTAACGCTGATGATGGAGCTGATAATAGGTATGTAATTTATGAGTCTTACTTTTCTTCAGAACTTGATGTGCTTTCATCTCTGAGAAGAGGAAAGTATTCTTCTTTGGTTGTATTTTTCAATCACTCTACTGGACAATATGAAGAATACGTTTATAAGATCAAGGATAGTTATGACAACATGGCACATCTAGGTGGTCAGGAAGGTCTGACGCTAATACCAGCAGATCAAATTGAAATGAGTGATTATCCCACTAGAATTATGTCTATGTTTTTAGATCACGAAACGTGGTATAATGAGGCAGGTCCAGCATCGCCAGATGAGAAAGATGGAGCAACTTCGCCAACAAAATTTGCTGATTGGCAAAAATACTATGCGTCTCAATCAATTGCTAGATACGAATTATTAAAGAATCAATCTTGTACTATTGTTATACCTGGAAATCCAAATATTTGTGCGGGTGATAAAGTTGATATCAGATTGATCAATAAAGCTCCAACTGTTGAACTTAAAAATGATTCGTATGATGTTGAAAGTAGCGGAATATATTTGGTTGCCGAACTAACAAATTCTTATGATGCTACAATTGGAACGAATGGAAGATTTATTACAACGCTCAGACTCCTAAGAGACTCCTATGGTCTCAAGGATAGAGCATCAAATCATGGCACTAAATAATGTATACGGAGGTAACTAAAAATGGAAAGCATCGAACAACATATTGAAGCAGATAAAGAGGAACTTGCGGATCCTCAACTCTCACCTCAACGCCGTCGTCATATCGAAGGTGAACTAGAAGAACTGGAAGCATACGCAGAGCGTCATCCAGAAGATCATCACGATCCAACTCCACTTGAGTTGTATTGTGATAGCAATCCATCAGCACTTGAGTGTAAAGTCTACGATGATTGATTGATATGGATCAGTTATTATCACAAATGTTCCCCACCCATAGAGTTGGAGATTCATTCAACTGGTGGGTAGGGCAGATAGAAAAAAAGGCTTCGGACGATAAGAAAAACAAAGGTGGTTATCGTTTCCAAGTTCGTATTGTAGGAGATCATCCTGAAAGTAAGGAGATTCTACCTACTGAGGATCTGCCATGGGCAAATGTGATGATGCCTGTCAATGTTCCCTTCATGCCAGGAAACACTGGTGGTGCTAGTTGTGGACTGGATGAAGGATGCTGGGTTGTTGGATTTTATCTAGATCCAGACAAACAAAAACCATTGATTATTGGATCTATTGGACAGACTCCTGGCGCTACTACTATTACAAAGGTTCAGCGACCAGATGAAGATAACTCATTTCAAACAGTAACATCAACAACTAAGAATCCGTCATATCCACCAACCGATGGAACTCCAGCAGCAGAAAATCCAAATGGTGGTCCAGGGGCAGAACCAAATAAAGTAACAGGTCCATTATCAGATGGGTCAACTAATGAAGATGGAACTGAGAAAGTTCCAACACCAGATAGAAGATCTAAATCAATTGCGGAAGAAACTTGGTGTCAAGAAGTAGCAGAGAAGTGTGATAAAGATGACATGAAGGATCGCATGACTTTCCTTCTTGGGGAATTTTTGGCAGAAGTTCAGAACAATAATGGAAATATTGGTGATTACTTAGTAGGTCAAGTAAACGGAAAAATCAATAGTGCCGTTGACGTTGGAAGAAAATATGTCAACAAGGCAATGAATGTCATTCGTGAATTTATTGCTAGAGTAAAAGGTTTTGTCATTGAGAAGATGACTGCTGGAGTAAAAGATCTTATCAATGCCCTACTCGCTCCAAACGCTCTTGGCAATACTCTTACTGGAGTTACTGATTGGTTCAATGAAATATTGAAAGATCTTGGATGTCAAATGGAAGATCTTAGTAAGCGTCTAGAAGAATGGCTTACTGATGTTTTGATGAGTTATATCAATCAGGTTTATCAAGCAGCTGCTTGTTTATTGGATACTCTTGTAAATGGTATCTTGTCCAAGATTAATTCTTTGCTAGAAGAAATTCTCGCTAGTGTTCTTGGACCACTACAAGACATCCTAGGAGCAATAGCACTGCCACTAAACATTATTGGTGGTGCTATTGATTATGTTCTAGAACTACTAGGTATTTCCTGTTCTGGACCAACAAATGAGTGTGCTAAGTATAAGGTTGTTTGTACGGATGGGGAAAAGAAAGAACCTGGCGACAACAAAGATTTCTTGGATGGTTTATTAGAAGGAATTGATAATTTGTTCCCAGTAACTGGAGCAGATTATAATCAGTATACTTGTGCTGATGCTTATAAAGGAACAACACTATCCGATACTACAGTTGGATTTACTGGTGGAGTTCCAGCGAGTACAACTTCTACAACACCATCAACTAAGAAAGAAAAAATTACATATAGCATTCAAGATGTTACAGTAGAAGAAGGATCAACAGCGAAGTTCATCGTTACCAGAACTGGATATACTGATTATGCTTCTTCCGTCACATATAAAACTCTAAAGAACAAAGGAACAGCAACAGAGAGTACAGATTACATTCCAGCAGAAGGAATTTTAGGATTTGCTGCTGGAGAAACTGAGAAATATATCAACATTCAAACTCTTTATTCCGAAGAAAGCGAACCACAGGAATACTTTTTCGTTAGGTTGAAGAAAAATTCCCCAGGTAAGGGAAGTGGCATTACAACATATTTTAATAAAAATGTTGGCAAATGTACGATTACAGAAAATAATCTGACAGAACCATCAAATCCATATCAAACTAAACCAACAGATCCTACAACTGAAATAGAAAAAGTATTTCCACCAGATACTGGTACAGGTGATGGCGGCACTGGTGAAGATACAACTGGAAGTGGATCAACAACCGTACCATCATATGTTGTAACTCCAGATAAAACCAGCGTACAAGAAGGTCAGTTCATCATTTATACTATCACTACAACAAATGTAGATAATGGAACAATACTTTACTACACATTGACTGGTAATGGAATTACTTCTAGTGATATTATTGGCGAATCTCTTTCTGGAGATTTTGTAATCAACAATGGAACTGCTAAAGTTGTAGTTGGTATTGAAGAAGATAATGTTGTTGAAGATGAAGAAACTCTAAGATTTACTATCAATGGAACTGGCGTCTATACAGATGTTCTAGTAACCACAACAGATGATGATACTGGTCCAGATGATCTAGGTGATTTTGATGAGGGAGAAGGTGAAACTCCAGAGAATACGTATTCAGAATTCCAGACACCAACAATTGATCCCACGAAGATTATCACTGATGATAATGGTGGAATTATTGAAATTCCTATTGATAACCCAGGAGATGCGTGGGCAGAACCTCCATATGTGTGGATTGGTGGAGAGGGTATAGGAGCAATTGCTACACCACTTTTAGATCAAGATGGATTCATTACTGAGATTCGTGTCAAGTCCACTGGATATGGATATAAGTTGAACACATCAACTAAAGCTGGAGTTCGTTGTATCATTGATACATTCACAATCATTAGTCCAGGTCGTGGATATACATCCAAACCAGATGTTTATGTTGATGGAGAAAAAGGTATTGCTGAGGCAATCATCAATGATGATGGATTTGTTATTGGAGCAAGAATTCTAAACAGAGAGTTGACATTTGAAAAGATGCCAAAGATCCTAGTAATAGGTGGTGGAGGTTATGGTGCTACCATGATTCCATCTCTTGTCTGCCTAGATACAGATGGACTATCTAGAGTCGGTTCTACTAAGATTGGAACTGGTCGCTACGTTGATTGCCCATAGGAGAATAGATAATGGCACATACAGACTTACACGCAAAAACCGAGGCAAGAGTAGCAAAAGCTCAAGCAGCAAATAAAGAAACGTATAATACATTAAAAACTGATGGAACTGCTAAACCAACAACACCAAACGAAACTCAGACATTAGCAGAATCTCCAAAATATTCTACTATTCATAAATGTTCTCTCACTAGATCTGACATCTATACACGATTGATGCCAGATGGAACAACTGGGGCACTTAGAATTGATGGTCCTATTCTTCCTAATGCCCCAGGTGGCGGAGCATTTATTGCTCTGAGGTCTGATGGTAAAATTATTCTTAGAACAGGACCAAAATCTACAGATTCTGGTAGTGAAAGTGGAACTCTAGACATTAGAACAAACGGTCAGTTCCAAAGACATGAAGGAAGATCTCAAATTACATATTGTCAAGGAGGAACAGAAGGTGCTGGACAAGCACTAAACGTTTTGTTTGAAGGAGATGTTGTCGAGACTGCTTCTGGTTGTCAAAGAACAATCAAAGCAAAAAAGATAGTAATTGAAGCAACTGAAGAACTCTGGTTGATTGGAAAGACTGAAGTAAAAATTCAGGCAGGTGGTAGTGGAGGTGGTGTAATTAGTCTTACAGCAGGAACTATCGAACAGAAAGCAGATAACAGTAAAGAAACAATTACTGGTCAGAAGATGGTTTATGGAGTTGGAGAAAGTCAAACTGAACAATTTGATCCACGAGCAAATTATGTGATAAATTCGTCTGGTCAGGCAAATGTAAATGTTCTTGGAGCATACAACGCAAAAGTTGGTGGAGCATATAACATGGACATTGGTGGATTGTATGCGAATAAAGTTGGCGGAGCGGCAACTATAACAGCGGGTGGAAACGCAAGCATAACAGCGGGTGGCACCACAAATATTACTGCTGGCGGAGCATCAACATTTACGGCAGGTGGAGTTGCTGCCATAGTTTCTGGTGGAATTACATCAATCAATGCTGGAGAAGCAATTGATCTTACTGCGGGCGA